CGCCATCGTCACCACGTCGTTCGCGGTATCGACTTTGCGAGCCCTCTGGCGGTTCTTCTTCTTCTTCTTCGACATCGGGCAGAATGCGGTCGCCCAGTCTGGCGATGATCGGAAAGTTGCCAGCACCACCCCGGGGCTGCGTGCTTGTGCCGAACCCGAAGTTCGTGATGAACTCAGAGTTCTTCTGAACCTGTTGCAGCAGGTCGTTCAAGACCTCGGTCGTCAGTTTCCCGTACTGGCCTTGAGTGAACTCTGGGAACTCTGGCATGGTCAGGCCTCGAGGATGCTGTACTGAAGGTAAAGGGTGCCGGTGCTCGATTCGGCGTAGAGCGCAGTGTCGCCGACACGCATGATAGCGAACTCGCCGCCCTGCAAGGTGAAGACCTCGACGAAGGAGCCGCTGTTATCGACGCCCACCTTGATGTGCGAGGCGGTGTCGGTGCCGATATTTCGGAACCATGCCCAGCCCTGCGATGACGCGCCGACCTCGTTGAGCTGGATCGCTTCGTGCGTTGTGGTCAGTGCTTGCACGCCTGCGGAATGCTGTTCACCTGACACGGTGATCGTCTGCTGGTCCGGGGTGAACTGGAGTTGGTGGTTGTTCTTCTCGTAGATGATCGAGGCCGATACGCTAAGTTCGTCTGCCATGATTGTCCTCTTGGTGTTTAGGTTCCGGGGAGTGATCCGCCTGCGTCGGGGAACGGCTGCTTCCAGTAGACGATATCGACATGACCGTCTTCGTCGAGGTCGAAGTTGCCGTCCTTGTCGTATCGCGGCACTTGAAGCGCGTGGTAGTTCTGGTCGAAGAGATAGGTGTGCTGCACGCGGAACTTGTTGGCCTCGATGCGCTGGATGCTGGCACCACGATACAAGAGACTGCCATCAGCACAACCGAAGCCCCCGCCGCGCCTGCCCACGAAGTTGGCATAGCTGCCGAGCTGGTCGTCGAAGTTCTGGGTGGTCACCACTGACTTCGTGATCTCGAACTGGTAGCGCATCAGGCTGGTCGGCTGACCTCCTGCATCAATCGGATCACCGCCGATGTCTCCGACTTGTTCGCCGAAGAAGTTGAGCGTCGGAGCTTGCGGATTCGCACGATATGCCAAGATGAACGACCCGGAGACCTTGCCCGTGAGTTCCTCGTAGCTGACCGCATCGGGTCCAGACGGCAGCCCGGTCGGTGTTGCTGGCTGCCGTGTCTGCACTGCGACGTTGCGGTACTCGTACTCGACTATCCACGCATTCGTGGTCCCCGGCATCTTCTGGAGGTTGTACGAGTGGACGGACATGAAGGTATAGAACTCATGCCGTGACGCGATACGCGGGAGGTAGGTCGTGTCGCTTGCGTCTGGTCCGTGCGGATAGCTGGCGTTCATCCCACGGATGACATCCTGCTCCGCCGTGAATCCCCAAACCTTGTAAGACCTGCGGATGATCGCCTTGCCGTCACCGACCGAGACCTGCCTTCCGTCGTTCGTTTCGATGGCATACTGGGGCATCAGGCGAATCCGATCTTCTGGGTCAGGGTGTTGAGAAGCTGCTCGATCATGCTGGTCTTCGCTTCGATGCTCTTCTGGGTCAGGTTGGCCTCTTCTTGCAGTGCTGCGATCTTCTCATCGACGTTCTGCTCGCCGAAGGTGAAGGTGCCGAAAGCCGTCTGCCCTTGGTTCGTGAAACCGGACTTGCTCTGGGCTTCGGTGCTGACCATTCCGAGGCGCGAACTGATGGCACCCATGCGACCCTCTTCGAGCTTGATCTGTTCCTCGAGTGCCTTCTTCTCTTCCTGCGCGGCCTTCTTCTTCTGCTCGGCTATCTTGCGTTCGCGCTCCTCGCGCTCCTTGTCGAGTGCGGCCTGCTTCTCGGCTTGCTCGGCCAGCATCGCCTCGTGCTCGCGCTGCTTCTTCTTGGCGTTGATGATCATCTCCTGCACGATCATCTGATCGCGGAGCGCATCCGCTGCGTGCTTCAGGTCTAGGACCGTCTGCTCGTCACCGGCTTCCCTTGCCGCTTGTGCAGCCTCTCGGATGCTTGCCATCTTCTGATTCATGCTGATGACGTTCTGCTCCAGCTCTATCTGGTGCTGGAGGTGTGCCGCGTGCTCCTTGTCTGTTTCGATCATCAGCTCGTACTGCATTTCGAGGAGCTTGGTCTGCGCCACGATCTCGTTCTCGCGCTTGGTGGCATTCCGAGATGACACAAGCTGCTGCTGCATCTTCAGCAGTTTCGCCTCGATCTCGGCGATGCCCATCAAGGACTTGAGAACCTGCTCAAACCCGGACACGAGTGCGCCGATGCCGAAGGGCATGGTCTTGAGCAGTTCGTTCGCTGCTGCCATGGATTCATGGAAGCCTTCGGCGTTGCCCTCCATCAGCTTTCCAAGTCCCGACAGTGCGTGCATGGCACCGCCGACACCCTTGACCACGCCTTCAAGCGCACCCATGACGGCGAACACCTTGCCCATATTGACCGCGAGCTTGCCACTCGGCGAGTCGAGGGCCTTGTCCATGGTCTTCCCGGTCTTCTTGACCCGCTCCTCGGCAGACTTCAAGCCCTTCTCGAGCTTGTCCAGCCTTGCAACGATCTCGACCTCAAGTTTACCGGCGGCCATTCGCGAGTCTCCTCATGTCGGCTTCGACCTTCGCACGATGGTCTCCGCCTGTAGATGTATCGGCATCCGAATCGATCAAGGCGTTGCAGACCCCGTTGAACTGCCTAACGGTCATCGTGAAGGGGTCGCCGATTCCGGGCAGGAGCTTCACGACCGTCACGACTTCCCGGAAGAAGTCACGCGGTCGCTCGTAGGGCGATCGGTCTCATCCTCGTCATCGTCTGCCTCCTGCTCGTCGGGTGGGTCGTAGCCGATGAGACGCAGGGCCAGATAGACCAACTCGTCCGGAGGCGCGTCTACAAGCTGATCGTGCTGGCTGCTGTCGGTGAGGTACTTGATGACCTCGACCGCGCCCTCGAGGCTGAAGCACCAGCGCAAGAGTGCAGTGGTCAGACCCTTGGACTCGCGCAGCTCCCTGATCGCGTCATACTTGGCCTCGGTTGATGCACCGCACTCTTCCATGTCGGCGAGGATCGCCATGCGTTCCATCTGGTACTTGTGCTCCATCAACCCGATGAGGTTGGCAACCGTGGCCTCTGGGACTCTGATCGCCTTGCCGCCACGCTCGACCATGATGTGACTCATCTGCTCACCTGCACCTTCATATGGTCACGCCTTCGTTCGATGCTGACCGTCTTGATCTGACTCGGTTGCAGAAGGGTGTGACGCACACCCCTCTCGAGAGCCTCCTTCTCGGGCAGCTCCGGCGGAACACCCACGAGGCGCACCTTGCCCTCATGCGGAACGACGCGGACGATCCAGTCGTCCATCGTGAAGATGCGCTGACCGAACGGATGCCAGAACGACTGGCCGGGCTGGTTCTTCAGGCTGACTCGTCCCATGACTCCATCACCGAGGTGCCCGCGTTGCCCGTGTACTGTTGACCAGAGGCGAGCACGAAGTTCATGGTGATTGTAGCATCTCCGCCCATCGTCGAGCTGATGGCAATGTCGGACAGCAAGCCGTAGAAGGTGTAGCTGCACGCGGCGTTGAGCTTGAGCAGCATGACGTGGCCCTCTTCGGTCGAATCGTCCGCACCATGAGCATCTTGGAAGACACCCGGCGCACTGTCGCCCACGTCGTTGTACATGAAACCGCCAGCCGATCCGGAGATGTCGGCGATGCCGGGGATCCTGCGGCGGCCAGTGTCACCGAAGCCGGTCACGTCGTGCAGCTCACGGGTGAAGGTTGCGCTCCAAGTATTGAAGGCCGCGTTGTGCTCGTTCGCTGCGCCAAGAACGCAGGATCCTGAGTTTCCGGAGAGGTAGGTCTGAGGCATGGTTTAGAGTCCCGCTGTTTGAGTTGCTCGGACGGTCACGTTCACCGTCGCTGTGAGAAGTTCATCGGCTCGATCCACGTCGGTCGCATTCGTGACGGTGAACTCGGCCCGGTCGAAGTTGGTGGGTGCTGTCGAGGCTTCAGTACCGTTGAAGAGCCCCACCACGAGGTCAGCAATCTCGGCCAAGGCGGCCACGCCTTCCTCGTGTCGGTTGCTGACCCGGATCTGGTACTGGTCCGTGTACATGAGCTTGGGGCTTGTGCCGAACAAGGGGACGACGTTGCTGCCTGTCTGCTCGTAGACGATGACGGGGAAGTCATCACCCGGATCACCGTAGGCGGGGTAGATCCTGCCGCTGACCAGCTTGAACAACGACCCGCTCGCCTTGTCAGCGGTGAGCACGTCGTAGACTGCCGCGTCGAGTGATTGTGCCATCAGTCTGCCGTCCTGTTCGCTTGTGCGATATGGCGAACAAGCTGCGACTCGACGATCTTGGTCGCTCGCTTGTTCCGGTTCAGTTGTTCGACCGACGGGCGGATGTAGGGCCTTGGCTTCATTCGCTTCGTACCGTATTCAAGCCACCAAGCATACTTGGCAGCTCCGCCGACCTTGGCAGGCCGCAGGGCGATCTCGATCCCCTTGTTGTATCTGACCGGCCCGCGCCTGCGGGCAGTCGTCCACGAGTTCGCCAGATTCCCGGACCGCGTTGCCGGTGGTTCACCGGGCGCAGAGGCTTGGTGCTTCCTCTTGTTTCCCTTGCCATACTTATAGACCCGACCAGAACCCGGCCTGTCCAACTTCTTCTTGATCCGTCGCTGCAAGGACAGGCTGACCTTGATGAGGCCGGTCTCGACGCCATCGATCAGTGCTTCCTGTATTCGCTCACGCTTGAAGTCGATGCGGCTCGGCATTACACGCCCTCGTTGCTTGATGCGTCGATGATGTGGTAGAAGTTGCGGTCGCCTGCTTGCCGATGCCCGGGAGTGCGGACGCCGGTGATCTCATAGGTGCGCCCGTCGATCTCCATGCGGTCGGTGACCTTGAGGTCCGTGCCGCCCTTGACGTACACCGTCACGATCTCCACCGCCTGCTGCCGATCACCCTCGAAGCCTTCGGACTCTGATCGGCTGGCGACGTATCCGGTGACGTTTCCGTGATGGACGAAGGTGCGCTTCCGACTGCCAACTGCATCGCGCTTGTAGACGGGTCGCTTCACGCTGATCCGCTTGCCGTGGATGTTGATGCGCCCGACGATGCTCATCGAATCCTCCGGAACGGAGCGAGAAGTTGAAGGACGGCAGCCGACCACTCGGCAACCGGGCGCACGGTGTAGCTGTAATCGCCGACCGACTCCTGCTGGACGTAGCGGTCGCGGTCACGGCCTCGGAAGGCATCGCTGACCAGCTCGAAGGCTGCCTGCACAAGTGCATTCGGCACGGTTGAGTAGCCGCCCGTGTAGCGGACCAACACGCTCTGGAACTGATCCGGGAAGCGGTTGAGGTTCGGGATCTCGTGGGACCTCGGGAACGCATCGGCCCGGAGATGAATGAACCCGCGCTCGTAGTCGATCCTGTACTCGCTCTCCGCGTCGTCCGGCACCGAGAGGTTCGCGGTGTTGACCAGCACGTCGCGGCCACCCATGCGGTGCATGATGTTCGAGGGTGCGTTGAAGACGGAGGTGCCACTGAATCCCGTGGTGCCGTCTATCGCTGTCGCCAGTAGGGCGGTCGTCTTGTTCGATGCGAAGGTGTGAGTCGTCGCCGTCTCATCCCCATTCGACGCGACCCGTACAAGTCGCACCGAGGTCGAGGAGACCGAGACGGACGCTTGAAGGTCAGTGCTATCCGTAGACCCGACTGTGATCGCGTCACGAGCACCGAACGCAACGAGGTCAACGGACACGAGAGGAGGGTTTGCAACAGCCAAAGTCCGCGTAGCACGTCCATCGATGAACTCCTCGAAGCTGGACTCCTTGAGCTTGCGATCGCACCACCGCTCGATCTGGTCGCTGACGTTGTTGATCAGCGTTTCGATGAGAGTGTCGTCGGTTGAACCCGTCACCCCCATGTAGGTCTTGACATCTGCGACGGTCGTGAGTGCGTTGTCTGCGAGTGCCATGTTGGTCCTCTTCGCCGTTGCGAGAACCGCCCGGGCGCGGCAGCGGCGAGCAACCGCGCCCGGGCAGGGAAAAGGGTCAGTGCATCAGGTGGCGCGGAGGAACTGCTGGTGTGCGCCAGTCGTTGCCGCCGTCGTGTCTTCGCTGCCGTCGGAGAGTCCGCCGGGAACAAGAACAGCCACGCAGTTCATCACAACAGCGTGTGCGCTGTTGGTGCTGACGAACTTGAAGTATCGCTTGCGCGATTCAGTGAGCGGGATGTGGAAGATGAGCTGTGAGTTGTCATCATCCGCACCAGCAAACACGACCGAAGTGGCAGAGCCATCGGACAGAGTGCTGGTTCCCACGACGCAGCCAGTCACGTCGCTGAAGCTGGAGTTGTCATCTGACTCCTGCACCTTCATCGCGCTGAACGTAGTGGATCCTGCAATCGAGCCGTACCCGGCGATGATCAGCAGGTCACCGCCGGAGTATCCGGCAGTGTCGATCGCAGTGGTGACGGCGTTGGTTCCGTCGTTCACCGTTGCGATCGTCGAGTGGTTGATGACCCTAGCGGTCTGGAGAGTTCTCATGGTTGTTTCCTTCCTTTAGGATCAGTCGAGCTTCATGCCAACGATCGGGCCAGCTTCGGAGCTGGTGCCGGGCGAATGGACTTGGATGTCGAACCGCTCGGTGCCTCGCACGACGATCTCGTCCTGCTCGAAGGCGTTGAGTGCGGAGTCGGAGAATGCGATGGTGTTCTCGCGACGGTCACCGAATGAGGCAGCCATCGAGAGATCACCGAAGATGCAGGCGAAGCGGAACCGCTCGTCTGACTGGTCGCCGTCGAGGCCGGTGGCCGAACTGCCGCCGGTGTTGTCAGGCATGACCTGCGTGAACTCGACCGGGTAGCCAAGGAACGTGGTTCCCTGATTGCCTTCAGCAACTTCACGGGCCGACGTGCCGCCGACCGAGTAGATGATGCGCTCGCAGACTGCGGAATAGATCGACTTGTGCATGTAGAACTTGCAGCGAGGCGAGTCCGCGTATGCCGGGAGCGATCCCATCATGTTCTGGAAGTCACCGATGACGACTTCACTCGGAAGGTCATCAGTACCATCCAGCGTGGTCACGCCTGCGTTGCTGCTGACGTTGTTCAGAGCGGAGACCGCTCCAACGATGCCGCCATAGGTGGATGTGCCGTCACCCATGAAGCCGCATTCGTCTTCCTTCAACGCCTGCGCGTAGGCTATCTCGCCAGCCACCGAGTCGCCGAGGTTGATGAGACTGTCCTCGTTCAGCTCGTTGCTGATCGAGGTCAAGACCATCAGCTTCTTCGCGACGAGCTGGACGCTCTGGAAGGTCTGAGTGCTCTCGGTCCCGGCAGTGGCCTCACCGACGAAGTGAGCCGTCAGCGTTGCGGAACGCTTCGGCACTCGCTTGGTGTCGGAGGTCATCGGCTCGATCTTCGCGTTGCGGCGGAAGACACCGTACTCCTCACGGAGACTGATCAGCGTGTTGCTGAACTCCTCAGGGACGAGGAAGCCACCCTGAGAGTTGACCGTTTCGAGGTGCGCCTTGGTGTGCAAGCCGTGGGCGTTGCAGTAGTCGAGCGACTTCTTGTGGCCCATGCACGCAGCGGCCCAGCGACCGAACTTGTAGGCTTCCAGTTCCTGATCTGCGCAGTTCTTGACGCGGTTGATGTGCTTGAGGGAGCCCCATCGGACCATACCCTCGCGCTCGTTGTCGATTCTCATGTCGAATCCCTTGCTGTTCACGTTGTTCTTGAGTGCCTTGTTGACTGCGATCTTGGCCTGCGCTGCGATGGACTTGCCACCACCACCCGTTCTGGGCTTCAGCTCGCCGGTTCGAGAGTCACGCAGGTCAGCCGCTTGGCCGACACGACTACCCGGCTTCACTCCGACACCGACGCGAAGACGGCGGCGGGGCTTGTCGCCTTCGCCGTTCTCTTCGTCATCGACTGCCTTCGTCTCGGCCTTTTCGTCATCTTCTTCTGCCTGCTTGGACTCTTCTTCATCGTCCTCGTAGGCCTTTTCGTCTTCGTCTTCCATCTCCATCTTCTCTTCGGCCTCTTCTTCTTCGGCCTTGAGTTCGATCTCGAGGTCAACGTCTTCAGCGTCGATTGGGTTCCCTTCAGCGTCAACGATCTGCACGTCCTTGAGGTACAGTGCCTTCGTCATCGGGAAGCTATCGACACCAACCTCGTCAAGCAGACCCTGAAGGTCAGCTTCGACTTCGGTGAGTGACTTCTGCATGATTGCAGTTCCTTCTAGTGCGATGCGTGGGCTCGTTGCCCTGTCACCCGCTCGACATGCGTCATCGGTTCGACAGGAAGCCGGTCATCTATCATTCGTACAAGCGGCCAGTCCGCTTGCTGAGTTCCTTGGTGACTGCCTTGGCGATCAGGTCATCACAACGCTCGCCTCGCAGCTTGATCTTGTATCGACGCTTCACCCGGAGCACCGGCTTCACGGTGGTCGGCTCGATGTCAACGCCGAGGAAGCTCTTGACCTGCACCGGGGTCACGAGGCCCTTGTCCACGGCTTGAACCAAGGCGTCCTGATTCGCCGGGAGCGGTGCGATGGAGACCTCAAGGAGCTTCCAGCGGTTGAAGACGCGCTTGATCTTCTCGCCGAACTTCATGCGGTCGGCCTTGGTCGCTGACCGTGCCCCGCTTGGTTCCGGCACGAAGCCCACGCTCACGCCCTTGACGATGCCCTGCCGGACGAGTGCCTCGACGAAGCTCGGGAAGAACTCGCCAACGTAGTCCTCGGGCCTCTGGGCGAAGGTCAGCGTGCCCATCACCGAGTCGTCGGTCCGCTTGAGGTTGGTGACCTTGCCGATGGGCTGGTCGTATTCGTGGTTGTAGAACAGCACCGGGTTCTTCTCGAAGTCCTTGCTGACCATGCCCTGCGGGATCAGGACTTCCCCGTCCCGGTCCACGCTGTTCGTGGTCAGCTTGGCGACGATGCCCCCGGCGTCCATCTTCACCGATGCGCTGAGTGTCTTGGTGCGTCGTTCCATGATAATCCTATCGGCTAACGGTTGGAAACAATCGGGCGAAGAGTGCAGCGACAGTTCGGATGGAGGGGAGGAGTTCGCACGTCGGCGTAGTCTATCGCAAGTGTCCCCCCCTTGGTTCCGGTCACGGTCGAGCCGACCGAGAAGAACGGCGTCTTGATGTTCTGCGATCCTGACCCCTTCATGGCGGCGCAGAACTCGCAAGGGTTCGGAGCCACCTGCCAGCTCATTCGAGTGACGCCCATGTCTTCCCATGCGACGACCTGCCCAGAGTTCAGCGCACGCGATGACTCAGTGCGGGCGATGCGTTCAGCCCTCCAGCGCACTGACCGATCCTGATCGCCTTGCCGCTTCGCCCAGTCCTGCACGCGCTGGGTGATCTCCCTCGGGGTCGCACCCTGCTCCAGCGTGTCGCCGAGGAGCTGCTTGATGGTTCCCCGGGCCGTGATGACACCCTGATCGCTGAGTCGGAGCATCTGCTCCTGAATCACTTGCTGTACTTGCTGCGATGCCACGAGGCCCTCGGTGATCATGGACGGCAGCAAGGTCTGGCCCATCGTGTACCCCGCAGCAGCCTGTCGGGCGAGGAACTGCTGGATGTAGACCGGGATGGCCTTCGCTCGTGACGCGATCTCGTTGTCGAGCTGGCCCCGGAGGTGCTCGTTGGTCAACACCTTCGCCAAGTCGTCAACATAGGATCCCGTGCCGCCCAGCTTGATCACGGTATCGCGAAGGATCCCGTCGATGTACTTGCGAAGCTCGAGCTGGAACCGGGCGAAGGCCGTGGCCGAGGTGGTGACGCTCGGGTCCGGCGTCTGGTTCTTGGTGTGAACATACGGCGCAGTGACATCGAGGGCACTCTGGAGGATCAGTCTCTTGGATGCACCGCAGCAGTCGCAACTCATCAGCCACCGCCTCCGGCAGTCGTTCCAGTTCCGCCGATCAAACCGCCGCCCGCGTCTGCCGTGATGGTTGGCTTGGGCTTGCTGTCCCGGTCCCTCATCCTGTTCAAGCCCTCGCGCACCCGTTGCGGCAGTTGCGACTCGACACCGAAGGCCACGCTCAACTTCCCGGCGAGGTCGATGGCAGCCTTGTCATCAAAGTCCGGCTTCTCGTCATCGTCAGCCGTGTCGAGCAGCAGATCGACCTCCTTCTGGTACTCCAACTCTCGCAGCAGTGGAGTCTGACCGTCACGGATGTCGCGGGCGAGGTTGATGTCACTCTGATCGACCACGCCGTCACCGTTGAGGTCGTAGGCGGCGTCGTATTCTCCGTTCTCGATCAAGGCGTTGGCGGCATCTCGCCAGTCGCGCCACTCTTGGTTGCTGATTGTTCCGTCGCCGTTGGTGTCCATTCGGTCGAAGGCCTCTTGGTTTGGATCCGGCTCTTCTTCTTGTTCTTCAGGAGCCGGATCATAGCCGCCGTACTGGTTGAGCAGTTCGGTCCAGAGGTTCAAGTCGTCGATGGTGATGCTGCCGTCGCCGTCGAAGTCACCGACATCAGTGTCCTGCCCGAAGTTGCCGATGAGGATCTGGAAGTCCTCGCCGTCCACTCTTCCGTCGCCGTTGAGGTCTAGCTGGTTCAACAAGCGACGACGCAAGGACATCCCGACACGCATGACCTCTTCCTCGTCCCGGTCGATCTCGAGCTGCTTCTTCGCGGCGGCCTTGGTCCCGGCAGCCTGCTCAAGCTGGCGGTCCTTCATGTTGGCCCATGCGGATCCCGCACCCTCTGGATCTGCGGGGTCGCCGCCCCAGAGCAACCACGCGATCACTCCGGCGGAGGGGTAGCCCTCGTTCCCCGGCTTGGCCGCTGGTGCGTCGAGGTCCACCTGATGCCGAGCGAAGAAGGACTGCATCCGCCGCACGGTCTCCGGGCTCAGGTTCTCCCGGTTCTTGATGTCACGCGCTCGAGCGACTCCGACCGCCGTGCCGCCTCGCCCGTGCTCCTCTCGAAGTTGCAGGCCGCGCTCGGCCATCTCCGCCATGGTCTTCGTCGGAGTCAGGTCCACGTCCTCGATGGCCTTGGCGTGCTCGAGTCCGGTGAGTTCGGTGTAGTCGTTCATGTCGCCGCAGGGCATGAAGACGGTGGTGCCATCTTCCAGCTCGTGCTCGTGGAACCCGGAGCACCCCAGCTCTTCAGCACGTTCGAGGGCTTGCTCCTTGGTGGGGTAGATGTCGATGTCGGTCGCTCCGACCTCCTTGGTCCTTGCCCTCTCCATCGCGATCCGGCTCTGGGAGAGGACAGCCTCAACCGCGTCGGCATTCGGGACGCCGAGCTTCTTGCAGAGGGTGATCGCGGCATGGGCGGACAGGTTGCCATCAGCCACGTCTGCCAGCACCGACTTCATCGAGCGCACGACCTCGATCTCGTCCGGCTCCTCTTCCTGCGTCATGATCGGCGTGTCGATGTCTGCGAAGCCAAGGGGCGGACCGGGGACAGCCGGGGGAGCACCAAGGGGCTGACCGTTGAAGAGCAGCTCGTCGGCCAGAGGGTTGTCGTTCTCTTCGAGGCCCTGCGCCATCCTCGCCTCGTTCAAGGTCATCCATCCACCAGCGACCGCTGTCTGCCGCTCCTGTAGCTGGAATGCGTTGTCGGCGGGGACCGGGTTGTCGTAGGCGAGGCAGGCATCCTCCTCGATGCCGAACATCGGGAGGAAAATCTGGTTCAGAACGTCCTCGTCCATGCGGAGCAGTGGCAGG